GACCTTGGTGTAGGCAACGGCTTTGGTGACGCTGTTCTTCGTCGCGTAGTCGTTGACCATCGCGTCGAGCTTGCCCTGATCGGTGGTTGCATCGGGCGGGGTGTCGGCGCCGGCCGACTTGGACAGCGTCTTGAACGCGGCCGAGCCGCCCTTGAGCATCGCCTCAAGACCTTCGCGCACGTCCTTTTCCATCTTGGAAACGGCTCGGAGCACCTTGGCCTTCAGCGTGGTTTCGCCGGGCAGGTTCGGGATGTCGCTGGTCGCGCGCTTTTCGAAGTCCGCAAGCTCAAGCTTGTCCTGCTGGGCCTTCATCACCTTGAAGCTCGCCTCGCCCACCTCCGACTTGCGGATGGTGACGCCCTCGGCCTCGAAGGTCTCATCGCCCTTGGCGATCTCCGCCTGCTTGGCGTATTCCGCCTTCAGCGTCTCGGTTGCGGCAGCGACGGCCTTCTCGACCATCTTGCCGACATAGGCGCGCCACGCCTTCTTCGTGTCGTCGTCGCCGTCATCTGGCTCCATCGGGTCATCGCCCGTGGCTGACTGCTTCTTTTTGCCCGCCTTGAGCGTGGCAATCTCGGCCTTGAGCGGCTCAGTCGCCTTGGCGACCGCCGCATCAAGCATTTTCTTGACCTCGTCTTCGGTCATTTCGATCCTTCCTTTCGTCACCCATCCGTCGGGGAGCTTGCTGGTCAGTCCCAGCGTCTTCGCCCGCGCGATGATGTGCGCTTTTGCTTTCGCCGGGTCCTTCGCCCGACCGACGTCGTGGATGGCGTTCTCAAGGTCGCCCCCGTTCTTGATCGGGAACGATCCATCCGGCAACGCCGCGCCGGTACTAGCGGCTTGGTCGCGCTGATCCTGCGTGAAATCGCGCTTCCAATAGGGTTCGCCATCGTCGCGCTTCAGAATGGTCGAGCGCGCGTGAATTTGTGCCGGCCGGTCGACAGCCGAGATTTCGCTCATCTTGAAGGCGCGCATGATGCGTCGGCTCATTGCCGGGTGCCCTTGTGCTTGAGGAGCGCCAGCCGCGCCCACCGCTCGATCTCGGCCAAATCGGAGTCGCTACAAAGCGCCTCGACTCCTTTTTCTCCGGTTAATCGATTTTCGGAAAGCCGCAGCCTCAGCCGCACAACAGGGAGCGGGACCGCCTCGTTGGGTCCGCCGCGCTCGCGCGTGCGGCGCAAGTCTTCCTCATCCGGCGGGCCGATCACTTCGACAATGTCGGTATTGGCGTTGCCCATGTAGAAGTGGACAATCCGCTCGTAAAGCTCTTTTTCCGATCCAATCAGCCACCGCACGGCGGGCGTGGACGCAAGCCCGAAGGTGATCGGCATCAATCGACTTCCTCATCCTCGACGCGGTGGCCGCCGATCGAAAAGCCGGTGTACTCGCCCGATTGGTATTTGCCGAGGATGTGCGCCGGCGGCTTCATCGCGATCATCAGGCCGGTCGTGGTCGTCTCGATGCCCATGGCCTTGGCAATGTCGGACGTCAGCGGGAAGGCAAACACGACGGAGCCGAAACCATCCTTGTCATTCTGCCGATGCATGTCTTTGGACAGGCGCGAGTTTTCCATGAACTCGGTTGCCGCCTTGAGCATCGAATCCTCTGGGATGTGATCGTCTTGCGTGTCGAAGTAGTTCTCGCCGTCTTTCTTGCAGACGATGGCGAAGCCGAACACGAGTCCGAGGTTGCTGTCGACCTTGCAGACGGTCGCCTCGCTGCCGATCTCGAATTTCTGTGCGTACTCGGCCGGGTCGCAATCGTCAGGATCGGGCTTCTTCTTCGATCCGAGCGGGCGCTGCACATGCACGTCGCCGCTGCCCGGATCATCCTTGTTAACCAGCGTCCACTTTTTTCCCTTGGCCGGCGGTTGATAACCCGCCTCGCGCGTTGCAGCCCAGCCCTGCTTGATGCAGTCGTTGTACTGAAGGCCGCTCTGCTCCGCCTCGTTTGCCGCTTTGAGGAACACCTCGAAAGCCGGCGCCGGCAAGAAACGGGTGAGGTTGCCTTGGTTGGCTTCAGTGAAGGGCAAGGGTGTGGTCCTTTTCAAGCGGGACGGAATGGCCGAGGCGCCGCCGGGCGATCATGGCGCCGCGCTCGCATTCCTTTCCGATCTCCATGAACAAGTCGAACTCCAATTGTCCGCCACGGCGGACCCTCAGGTCCGCACCGTCTTAGAGGACATTCGTTCGAGAATTACTTCCGCGGGATTAACGATCACCATACTTGCCACCATCCGGCCGCCGTCAGCGCCCGGCTAGGCCGGCGAGGAAGCCTTGGACCGCGGTCGAGACGATGCCGCCGCCGGTGCCGTCGGGTGGCGTCTTGTCCTTATCCCGGAGCTTGAAGCGGTAAATGGCGGTACAGCGGCAATTGATGGTCATGCCCGGGTCGGCGCCGGGATCGCCCGGGTAGGCGATCTCGCCATAGGAGCATGTGAACGGATCATTGAGCCCGACCGTCTGGCCGTCCAACTCGACATGCGCCGGCCTGACCTTGTGATCGCCGACCGTCAGCCATGTCTTGGTGACCTGATCCTCATCCAGCTTGCCGCTCGCGACCGCCTGATTCCAGAGAAGCTGATTGCCAGAGCCGAGAGCGCGCTTCGCTTCCGTGCGCGCGATCGTCTCGGCGCGGTATTTGAGGTAGCGCTCGCCGTAGCGCGAGACCATGCTGTCGATCTGATCGCGCGACAAAGCGCGAGTGCCAGCAACATGAGAACGAAGACTTGGATCAAAACGTCGATCGCGAAGTGCTCGCGTGAGGGCCTGCCCATCCTGATTCTCCAACAAACGGCGATAATTTGAAACCGCCGCCGCCTGTCGTTGCGTGAGCCCGATGTACTGGCGGACGTCGCGCGCAATATCGATCGGGTTGTCACCTTGGCTGACGCCTTGGCTGATCACCTGTCGGACCGTGCCGAGCGTGTCCGATGACAACTCGCGAATGAGGTTCATCTCGTAGCCCTGCGCAAAGCGCACGGCTTCCGGGTTGACCTGCGAAAACGAAAAGTCGATTCCGCCCGTTGTCGACGAAGCGACGTTGGCGGCATCGTGCGCGGCGCCGAAGATCGCGGCCGTCACGGTGTTGACGAACGGCACGTAGCCCGCCTGCACCGTCTGGGCGTTGATCTGCTGCAAGGCTTCCGAGACGCGCCCTTGCCGGATCAAGTCGGCGAGGGCATCGACGTCGACCTGATCGCCGAGCCGGCGAACGGCATCGACATAGGCCTGCCGGACCTGTGCGCTCATGCGGGTTTGCTGGGCGAGCATGCGGTCGATATCGGCGGCATCGGCCTTTCCGAATTGGCCCGATCTGGGCCAATCGAATTGGCCCGGACGGTGCCTTTTGGCGACGAAAATGGCCATTTATGCCTCTTGCATGATACGACACCATGTCGTATGTTGAGCATGTCCCGAGGGGCTTCGCCCCGCCAAATGAGAGGAGAGCGGGAAATGTCTTGGAAATTGGTTAGCGAAAAGACCGGTGCCGAGATTGTGGAAGGCGCTGAATGCGAAACCTTTCGGGGTGAGCGTTGCGTGCTCAAGGGTGGCCGTCCGCCGCACAAGCCCGGATCGACTGGCCGCGTCTATGTCGCCATGGAAGGCGAGGAAGGCGAGCCCGGCTTTGAGTCCGAATACTTCCCCGGCGTGATCGGAGCCAAGTGGATCGAGGCCTGATGTTTCGACACTGCGCCCCGGCGGGCGCAGCACGAAGCATCCCGCTTCAGGAGGAAGTTGAATGCGCTACCCCGAAACGCCCCTCAGCACCATGACGGCATCCGAGTGGGAGGCCATGCGCTCGCATTGGGCGATGTTCTCCGGCTTCTCATTCGTCCGCAAGGTCGGGCGCTGGTACAAGGTCGAAGGTTTCGGCTTTGCCCGCAACAGCCCGCTGTTCATGAGCAAGGGCGAGGCAGAGGCCTACGCATCCAAGACGATCCTCGCCGAATCGCGCCGGCGCGCCGCGCTGGCGGCCGAGAAACTGGCCGCTTGACACCTACGTCAAGGTGTCGTAGCATCTGATCGTTCCCGAGGGGCTTCGCCCCGCCAACAATAGGAGGAATGGGAATGTCCCTCAAATCGATCAAGCGCTCCGCGTCCGGGAAAATCATCCCGAAGCGCTTTTCCGTCGAGCGGCTCGAAAGAGCCTCTGACGAAAACATGGGCTTCTGCGTGGCCTGCGGCTGCGAGAAGGAGGCGTGCGAGCCGGACGCGCGGCGCTACCACTGCGAAAGCTGCGGCTTCAATCTGGTGTTCGGCGCCGAGGAGATCGCGCTCTCCGGCTGGCTGAAGTGAGGAGGTGAGCATGACGATCTGGAATAAGACCACCGAGCGCGAGTATTGGGAAATGCTCGGAATCCTGCCACCGGCCGCGATGCGCGCCGGCGGCTTTCTGGTCGGCGAGGCCATGGATCACCGGACTTGCAGCGTGACCGGCGAGATCGCCGCGCGCTTCTCCGCCTTCAAGGAAGGTCCGACCAACAGCTTTTGGAAAGCCGCCGCGCCGATGACGGTCGCCGAGTTTTACAGGGAGATAGTTCGATGAAGTTCAAGCTTGAATTTTCCTGCGACAACGCCGCGTTCGGCGAGACGCCGGAAGAGCGCGCTGACGAAATCAAGCGCATCCTGACCGTGATCGGAGCGCGGGTGGCGATGGATATCCTGCCGCCGGGCGGTAGCGTTGTTAGAGACTTCAACGGCAACCGGATCGGCCGGTTCGAATTTTTGGAGGATTAAGATCAATGGCGATCCGCAATCTGGGCACGCTGTTGCCGGCATGGACCCGGCTCGAATGGAAGGATGGCGGCATCGACAACTGGAAGGATGGCGGCATCGCCAACCGCGAGGCCGCCAACAAGTGGAGCGGTCGCGCGCCGCCTCCGCCGGTCGGTGCCACCGTCGTGGTTGGTGTCAGCCGCATCGGCGTCGGCAAGGTGCTCGGCTATTTCGAGGAAGAGGGATTCCTCGGCGTGGTCGTGCTGCCGGCGAATCCGCCCGACTGGTACGTCAAGCAGAACGGCAGGAACGCCATCTGCCACGTCTTCGGCGCGGAGTTGATGGCGTGAGGTGCATCGCCTGCAACGAGATCAAGGCCCCCGAGGACTTCTATCCCGCGACACGCGGTTATGAATGGCGCAACCAGCCATGCAAGGAGTGTCACCGTGAACGCAGCCGCCTCGCCGTCAACCGCCGGCGGGCGATGCAGAGAGGAGAGTGTGTCGATGGCTAAGGTTTCGAAGAAGAAGCGCGAGGCGGCAATCAATTCCGCCTTCGGCAAGTATTGTTCCGGCATTCAGGTTCCGATCCTGAAGATACCCGCGATCTGGAAGGCCGGCGAGCAGGCCTATGACGAGTCCGGTGGTAGCATCGAGGCGGTTGGCGCCGCGCTGAGGGAAGCCGCGTTGCAGGTCGCGGCAAGCTGAAACCGAGCTACGCCACCTTGACGCTACGCCACGGTGGCGTATATGTTCCATATGCAACAGGGAGTGTTTCACAAGTGGGGTTCAAGCTGACCAAGGCGGAGATCGATCGGCGTGACGAGATCGTAGCCGAGCTACGGGAGAAATATGCGGACGTCGAGAAGGCCGTCGACGAATTTAACAATGAGGTTGCGCGCATGAAGGGGCCGATCGCTGATGCCATCAACGCCTATAACGAGAAGGTCGAGACGGCGCGCGGCTTCTGCGAGGACATCGCCAGCACCCGTGAGGGCGAGTTCGACGACAAATCCGAGAACTGGCAGGAGAGCGAGCGCGGCCAGTCGGTCCAAGAGTGGATCAGCGAGTGGGAGGGCGCCGACTGCTCGGAGATCGAGGAGATCGAGATCAACGAGATCGAGGCGCCCGAGTCCAGCATTGCCGATGATCTTGAGGCGCTTCCCACCGAGGCCGAGGCGTGAGCAAGCTTCTCAAATGCGCCGCCTCGCCATGCAAGTCCTGCCCGTACCGGCGCGATGCGCCGGTCGGGCTTTGGGCGCCGCATGAATACGAAAAGCTGCCGGGCTACGACGGCGACATCCCGGAGCAATTGGCGGCCGGCGCCATCGGCCGCTTCGACTGCCACCAACGTGACGGCAACCTGTGCGCCGGCTGGGTCGCCACCCATGGCGCGGGCAA